GTTGCATGGAAGAAATGAGCAATTCTTTTACAAGAATGGAAGGCGAACGTGATTTTCAGAAAGAAGCAATCAATGCTTTGGCTGACGAAGTTCAGATCCCAAAATCAATCCTAAGGAAAACCGCAAGAGCTTTCCATAATCAAAATGTTTCTGATCTAATTGCAGAAGTATCTGATATTGAAGCGTTAATGGAATCTATCTAATGAAACAAGTCCAAGACATTCGTAACATCATTATGAACAAGTATCTCTGTGAAGATTTTACTGTTGATCGTACTGGTGCAAAAACTATCGAAGTCTTTGGTGAATCGTTTCTTGCCGATGAAGACTACGTAATTCGTAAACCTGCATATAAGTATATTGAACGTGAACTAGATTGGTACATGTCTGAATCATTATATGTTGATGATATTCCTGGTGATACACCACAGATTTGGAAAGACATATCTTCTGACGAAGGTAAGATCAATTCTAATTATGGTTGGTGTATTTACTCTGAAGAGAATGGTCATCAGTATAAACATGTACTTCGAGAGTTGAGAAATAATCCAAACAGCCGACGTGCTTCAATGATTTATAATCGACCAAGTATGCATACTGATTTCAACCGCGACGGTATGAATGACTTTATGTGTACCTTTAGTAATACGTTTATGATTCGTGATGGCAAACTTATTTCCCATTATGTAATGAGATCTAACGATGCAGTCTTTGGTTATAACAATGATTATGCTTGGGCAAAGTTTGTTCAAGGACAACTTGCTTATGATCTTGAAGTTGAAGTCGGTGATCTTATTTGGACTGCTACTAACTTTCATGTTTACGAAAGACACTTCGACCAAGTTGAGGCATTAGTGAATGCAGGATCCTAAATGGGATAAACGTTTTATGAACGTTGCTCGAGAGATCTCTACATGGAGTAAAGATCCTTCAAAACAAATAGGTGCGGTGGCAGTTAACTCTGACCGTCGTATCCTAGCAACTGGTTATAATGGATTCCCAAAAGGAATTGACGATACACCAGAACGTTATGAAAATCGAGAGCTTAAATATAGTTTGGTCGTACATGCCGAAATGAATTGCATATATAATGCTACCTTTAATGGTATTTCGTTAAAAGATGCAACTCTATATGTTTGGGGATTACCAGTTTGCTCTGATTGTGCAAAGGGAATTATCCAGGTTGGCATAAATAGAATTGTAATGGCAACAAGTGATGTACCAGAGAAATGGTCAGAGTCATTTGAAAAATCAAGAAACATGTTTTCAGAAGCTAATGTTGAAATTAGTAACATTTACTATTGACAACCACTTGATAATTTGTTATAATAGAATTATTATTTTAAAAGGATATATTATGAAAGAAAAATTGAAAGACCTTGGAATGGGATTGGCAGTAATACTAGGAATTGCATTTTCTGTATACGCAGCTATTTCTTTATTAGAACTTGTTAATATGACATCTGACCAAATCAGACTTGCATTAGCAACTCCATTCTTTATTTACTTCTGCTACCTCTTCGGTGGTTTAACAAGATCTATGCTAAATAGAAGTAATTAATATGTCTCTACATAAACGCATAGTACTTGACTTTGACGATACACTCGCATACACATCAGATCGAGATTGGGCAAACGCAACGCCTAATCTTGGTCTGATAGAAAAGTGTAATAAACTATACGAAGCTGGTTGGATTATTGATATCTTTACAGCTCGTGGTTCTATTTCCTGTAGGAGTAGAGTTGAAGCATCAGAAAAGTACGGTCCTCAGATCGAAGAATGGTTAAACAAACATCATGTAAAATATCATGCTCTATCTTTTGATAAACCACTTGCAGCATACTATGTTGACGACAAAGGTATTACTCCTGAAGATTTTATAGAAACAGATATAAGAGAACTCGAAGGTGGTCTCTCAGGTTCTGATATCTATACTGATGGTAAGGTAGTACATAAGACAGCAAGAAATGCCCACGAGGCAGCAAAGTGGTTCAAAGATACTGGTGATATTGTAAACACTCCAACGATTCATAGAGTTGTAGGTAATACACTTACAATGGATTATATTGAAAACGATCCAAACTATTTTACAGACAGTCCTTATAAAGCATTGGCAATGATTCAAGAATCTCTTGATGCTTTTGATTCTATTAAACAAACTAAGTTTCTAACCTTTGATGATTACATCGCAAGAATAGTAAGTCATGTTCAATTGGCAGACCTTGAACCATTTAATGATGTGATTGAGAAATTAGCAACAATTGAATTAGAATACGGATATTGTCATGGAGATTTTGGTGTTAAGAACATGCTGTTTAATGAAGACAAATTGTTCTTAATTGATCCTATCCCTAACGTATTTGGTTGTCGTGAACTTGACATAGCAAAGTTTATCGCAAGTTTAATGATTAACCGTTACAGTTCTTCAGAACAAGATCTTGCTATTGATACACTGTTGGCTTATAATAAGTATATAGACAAGTATGACTTACTTACGCTTGTTGCTGCTGAAATTATTCGTGTATATAAGTACCATGGAGACAAAGATTTTATCATTCAGTTAGTTGACGACGTAATGGATATGGTTGAATATGCAGGCTAATAATATATTTATAGTAAGCAATAAAATCTCAAGGATTGAAAACCTTCTTGAGATGTATAATGTATACGACGAAGATACATATATGAATTTGCATGTTATCTTAGATGATCGGAATTGTACATATAACGTAGAAAGTATATCAGATAAGATAACAATTCACTATGCAACTGATGTGATTGCTAAAGTAAAACATTTCTTTGATGAAGAGTGGTTGTTACGAATACTTGATGTATATGGAGTGGCAATCAAATGGTTGGTCTTTCCTTATGTACATGAAATATTAAACATCAACAGAGCAATGATGATTGATGACGATACGTTATTACTCAAGCCTGTTGACCACTATTTCTTTGAACCTTATGTATTCTATAACGAATCTGCATTAGGTATTATGGGTAAGTTTGTAGAAGTAGTACTTGATCCAATTTATAAGGATAAGGTTGATATTACTACAATGAGAACCAAACCTTATTTTAGTATGAATTCTGGTCAGGTTGTACATACAAGAAACGATCATTATCTTGAGTTCTTTAAAAGAGCAGCTTGTAAAGATATGTATGTTCTTATTATGGAAGGTGTACACAAGTATAAAAACAAAAAAGGTTATGGTGGTTCTGTTATACCAAAGTATGGAACTCCAGGTAATAACCGATCTATGGGTGGAAAGTTTTGGTGTATAGAACAAAACATATATGCAATTTATTATAAATGGTTATCAGAGAATGGATTTGAGGTAAGTAGGTTTGGTAGTGACGTACGTATTTGGACTACGGTTCTAAAACTCGACGCAGTGTTAAATTTTAAAACCTTCCCTGCATATATACATTATCTACCAACTGATAAAACACCACTCTATACGGTGTATGCTAAACGAGTTAAAGAAATTTTGAGGGAAGAAAATGTTTCTAGATAGGAAAAAATTACCGGCAGATTGTAAGGTCGGATTTACATGTTCAACGTTTGATCTGTTTCATGCAGGTCATATTGTAATGCTACAAGAAGCAAAGACGTTGTGTGATTATTTAATTGTTGGATTATTGATTGACCCAACCGTGGATCGTCCTGATGCAAAGAACGCACCAGTTCAGACTCCATTTGAAAGATACATACAGTTATCTTCTTGTAAATATGTAGACGAGGTAATACCTTTCTCAACTGAACAAGAATTGGTTGATATGATTTTAACTATCAATCCTGATATTAGAATTGTTGGTGAAGAATACAAAGATGTTGAGCATACTGGAAAAGGTTTATGTCCTGTTCATTATAATCGCAGAAGGCATTCTTTCAGTTCGTCAGAGCTCAGACAACGTGTGGTCAATTCGGATAAATAAATTTAACAGAACGGCAAACTTTATATTATGAAAAACATTGGATTTGGAAAGATCGGTAAATCGGTCAAGTTTAAGCGGAATCGCTTCTCTCCTATTGGTGGAGACAACGAGCCGTCTACAGTACTTATTGCACTCGCAAATAATAACCCAGACAAAACATTTTACATTATCGGACGATCTGATTTCAGTACTCTAAATGAGTCTGAATCATTGGAGTTGTTTCCCTTTGATAATGTAATTGATATTTGGAAAGGTATTAAAAACAAAGACGAAGATAGATTCTTTAATCACGTAATTGATTACTTTAAGAGTAGGTCAATGAAATTAGACTATACTGTTTTAATGGTTGGTCAAGTTGGTACTGTTACCATTCCAGGTAAAATTGAACAAGTTAAAGATCGTACGCTTAAAGCTTCTGTGATTGATATGACAAAGAATTATACATCACCAATTGCGATTTGGATTAACGAAGAGAATCCTGATTATGTTGAGATTGTAAACGATCCTCGGTATGTCATGAATCAATCAAGAGACATATTCAATCTACCAAATATATCTTTAGGTCAATACGATTACGAATATAAAGTAAGTAGTATTAAATCTTACGAAGAACAAGATCGTTACGACAGATCAATGCCTTCAACATATGCAGGAATGGAAACTTGTTTCTGTATTAACTATCAACACACTGAACAGTTCAATTTAAATCGTAATGTTCCTTTCATGGTTATTCTCAATGAAGCAAAGCCTTCAAGATATAATTTATTAAAGGACTGGGTATTAGATGAACATGACGATGTTGAGATCTACGGTAAATGGGAACATCCTAATACCGAAACAGACGCAAGGTTCAAAGGATCTATTCATCTTGATGATGTAATGGCTAAAATGAACAATGTTAAATTTACTTTTATTATTCCAATCGCAAAAGGTTGGGTAACTTCAAAGTATATTGAAATGGTACATGCTGGTGTGATACCGTTCTTGCATCCATCTTATGATGAACAAGGGCATTTGCCAATACCAGAATTTTTAAGACCAAAGACTCCTGCTGAATTTAAAGAAAGGATGGATAGGTTATTAAATAACGAACAGGAATATGAATCGGTAATTACAGGACTGCGTAAACTATTATGCAAACCTGAATATTACGATGGAACATTCTTAAACAATAAAATTATGACAGCGATTGATAATGATTATGTTGCCCCCAATGTAATGGAATTTGATAAGAAAGTAGCTGCAACACTTGAGGACTTTTTCGGATGAACAAGAAAGAAATAACATGGGCTCCACTTATTCCACTTATCGGTGGACAAATGCTAGGCGCAGAAAAGGCGTTTGGTAAACCACCTGAAGCAATCTACTCTTATGGTGGATTTGAGGATAACGATAGTCATTATGTAAACTATCAACAAAATACAAAAGGACGTGATATTCCTTATATTAAACTTGATGAAGCAGAGCCTGGTCAAATCAAACAGGTTGATGTTGTTTCTGGTACTCCACCTTGTGCTGCATTATCTCAATTGAATACAGGAACAACCGGAGAGAGTAAAGGTGCAGGTTGTGCTAAGAACGAATTTATGTATATGGTCTTTCAAGATGGTATTGATAAACTTGGTGCAAAGGTAGTCATCGTTGAGAATGCTCCTGCATTGTTTACAAATAAAGGACGTCCTGTAGCGAATCGACTGTACGAAATTTGCGCTGAGAGAGGTTATTCTTTGTCCCTATATAAAACATCGACGAGATTCCACGGAGTTCCACAGGGACGCGACAGGACTTTCGCGATTGGTTGGAAGTCAGAGTCCGCTCCTGTAATGAACTGGTATAATAAAGATAGAAAAGATTTTAAAGAATACCTTCAAGAGATTCCAGTTGATGCGTTACATCAGGATTTGATTATTAATAAACATGTACCTGACGAACCGTATTACAATTTCATCAAGACAAAGACTAACAGAGAAGTTAGAGAGTTGATGGTTGAAGAGAATGTTAAGACAACTCTGAATTACGTTTGTAAGAAAGGTTGGATGAAAGAAGCTAACGAATGGTTCCATAAGACAGGCAATGAGAAAGGTATTAAATATTCCGACCACGCAATTATGAAGTTTGCTGATGGCAAAGGTGTATGGGATGGTTCAGTACATGTCTTTGGTGAATATATGAATGCAGTGATTGGTCGTAATATGGTTGACACGATGCATCCAACAGAAGAACGATCCTTAACGATTAGAGAAGCATTACACCTAATGGGCTTTCCTGAAGACTTTGAGTTGTTACATGGTTTAAAGAAAATGAATCATATTGCTCAAAACGTTCCTGTACCAACATCAAGGGATTTACATACAGAGATTGGCAAGTTTCTAACAGGCAAGTTAGATTTATCAGATACTACTTATTTGAGACAGAACAATCATAAACAATTAATGGAGCTTGATCCTAACGGCGTAGATACAACTCCAAATTTATCTGAATTCTTTGGATAAAACTATTGACATGACTAGTAAAGTTTGTTATAATAGTATATTAAATTAAAGGTAAACATATGAGAAACGATTTAATTATCGACTTCGAGACAATGGGACAAGATGTTCATAACTGTGCAGTCATTGATGTATCTGTAATGGTATTTCAGTGGGACAAGTTTACATCAAATGATCCTTACAATCTGAGTGATGTATTCAAGGCAAAGAAATTTAAATTGGATGTAGCAGAACAAGTAAAGAACTATGGTTGGGTAGTCGATAAAGGCACTCTCGACTTTTGGTCAAAACAAGATTCAGAAGTAAGAAAGAATATTGCTCCTAAAAGTTCAGACCTATCGGTTGAAGACTTTGTGAAACAGTTTACTGACTTTTTAATTGACGGACCAAAGATTGATTATTGGTGGTCAAGATCTAATTCATTCGACCCAGTAATATTAGAAAGACTATTTAAGTCTCAAAATAAAATCGGTCATCTACAAAACAAACTAAAGCATTGGACAGTTAGAGATACAAGAACATTCATTGATGCAAAGTTTGATTTCGGTTTAAAGAAGAACGGATTCCCTCCTTGTGCAAACGAAGAAAAATGGGACTCTGTTTTTAAAGCACACGATTCTGCATGGGACATATTGGCTGATGTATTAAGATTACAGTCAATCACCAGAG